CCGGTTCTATAATATCAGTCACAGGAACTGCTTTGAATGATGGTTTCTACAGAGTTTTTAAAGATGTAGCTTCTGCTGGTTTAGGAATGAAAGAGACTCTTGTTTCTGAAGCTGATACTAGCGCAGTAATCAAAAAACACAGTATAGGCGAAACCTTAGTTGCATTAGCAAATTCCAATGATGGCGTAGTTCATATATGGGACAGAACTGGTGGAGCATCTTCTTGGACTGAAGATGTAATTAACTTAAGAAGCGATGGTGCTACATTGTCCGCTGATAATGAATCACAAATATCATATTATTTTGTTGATAATGCTATACGGGCATGTGATACAAATTTTGATAACTCATCCGTAATTAGATGGTATGGTTATATAGAAAAAATCCACTTTGCAAATGTGACATCAAACAATGCTTTATTACAAGATACGTTTCATGGATTTTATTCTAATCTTAATAATTTAGCAGCACCTACGGCTGCCGATATTGATACTACTGCTGATGAAGGCGCTTCTGGAGATTACGTTGCAGCTGGCGCAGGATTTGGATTAAGCGTTACGCAGTCTGCTGATGCCGCTAGCACATGGGTTGCTGATACATATCAAATAGCTATTAGTTTTATATATGACGATAATCAGGAATCATTATTGTATGTACCATCCTCTTCAGTAACAGCTGGTAATAAATTAATATTAAGAGCTAGAGCAACGAAAAGTTATGATGAACGTATTAGCGGTGGAAGAATATATTGCAGACCAAGCGGTAGTGACGATGAACCTTGGACTCTTCTTGTAGATATTAGTTTACAAAAAGGAGCTAGAGGTTCTTTAGATGCAGATTATGTCCAAAGAGCCGAGGCCGATGTAAGTAGGGATACTGGATGGAATCCTCTTGGCGATGGTGTTGGAGCTGCCGAAACAGAATTATATTCAGAGGTAGTTGATTCTTTGCATACTAATTTAGATACTTACGATACAATTAATGGGTTTTCTCCTACCATTGATTCGATATCTTTAGGGGAAACAAATAACGCATGGAAAACAGCTATTGTAGCTAATAGAAGAACTTTTGTTGCTAATGTAAAAGTTACCAATCAAGACACAGGGCAAGCAACGGTCTATGGTGACAGGCTCATGTATAGTATGCCTAATAAGTTTGATACTTTTCCATCAACAAATTTTATTGATGTAGTAAAGGGTGATGCTGAGAACTATGTGAAGCTAGAAGAGTACGCTGATAGATTACTTGCATTTAAACAAAAGTCAGTTCAAATCATTAATATATCGTCTCCATCTGATACAAATTGGTTTTTAGAAGAAAATATAAAACATAATGGAGTGCAGCATCCAGCCTCTGTTGTTCGCACAGATTATGGTATCTGCTGGGTGAATGAGAATGGTTGTTACATATATGATGGTAGCAGAATAAAGAATTTAATAGATAATAAAATAGCTGAAACAAGTAGCGCTAATGGAATGTTCCCACCTGCTTGGAGTGATTTCATATATACAGTAGGAGGTCTTGTTGGGTATAGTATAGTTGGATATGAGAAGCGTAAAAAGCAACTAATAGTAATGAAAGATTGTGGAGGTACAAATCATACTGGTAGTGATTATGGTGGAGTTGCTGCTAATGGAAGTGTTAGCAGTGGTGATGCTTATATATATGATTTTAAAACAAATTCATGGATATTCGCCAATAATGCGTTTACAGACCAGAAAGAATATACAAACTTTATTACAGATTGGCAGGGTAATCTCTTTTTCGGATATGATAATAGCGGAGATGTAGTGACAAAATACTGGAGTAATGAATCTGCTAATCAAACTAAAATTAATATAACTACCAGAGATATAGATTTTGGAGACCCATCTCATATAAAGAAAGTATATAAAGTATATGCTACTTATAAATCAAATGGAGAGCAAAATGTGCCATTAGAATTTGCAATAAACGGTAC